GTCCGGCCGGAGCGGATCGAGCGCCCGGACGTCGTCGCGCCCACGTTCGCGCCGGATGTCCCGGACCCGGAGCAGGACGAGGTCTGGCTAAAGCTCGAGGGCGAGGCCCGCCGGCGCGCGAAAAGCCTGGGTCACGAGCTGGGCAAGTTCCGCCCGCAGGACAAGGACCGGGTCGCCAAGTGTTCCAGGTGCGGCACCTACGTCACCATCGACCGGGCGGCCAAGGTCAGTGGGCCAGGCGTGCGGTCGGAGTGCATTCGATAACCGGAGGACGACATGCTCGAGCAGGCCAAGATTGATTGTCTGAAAGCGGCGACCGACCTATTCCTCGCCCTCACCAAGCTGGTCGTTTACGGCCTCGAGTCCGTCAAGGAATCGGACGGCCTCGACAAGGCGGCGCAGGAGCTCCGGGAGCCGGCCCGCGTGAAGAAGGCCAAATGATCGGGACGCTCTGGACCCTCTGCATTTGTCTCGCGGTCGGGTTCGCCGTGCTGGCTTACGCGCAGGTCAAGACCATGCGGCTCCTCTCCGCGGTCGCGGTCCTGGTCTACGAGCGCGAGGTTCCGCCGGCGCTCATCGACAAGGTCACCCGGCCCAAGGTGACCAGCGAGAACTACCGCCAGGCGGGCAGGCGATCGCGACGATGAGCCGGCCGGACGACCTGGTCCTCGAGACGTTCAAGCGTGTGGTGGCGGGACGGGGGCAGCTCGAGGAGCTCCCGGTCGCGGCGGACCTGGTCCTCGCCAAAGACCCGGCGCTCTGGAATACCCCGCAGCTGCAACACCACCGAAACCTCCTACTGACCTATCAGCAATCGCCCCGTATTTGGTGGACCCTGGTGGAGATGGCCAAGATTGGAGAGATGCCACGATGAGCGTTCCAGTGTTCGTCAGGGTGCAGCTCACACACAGGGAGTGGGCGGTCGTGAGCCGGTCGATAGTTGGCAACGGCGGCCACCAACTCGTCCTCCGTCGAATCGTCGCGCGAGTCAACCGGGCCACGCTCCTGGTGGAGATCCATCCTGCGGACTGGGAGAAGGTCCGGCGCTACGCGGAGGCCTACGGCGGCGGCGGGTATCAGGACCGTTTCAAGGTCCTCCTCCGGGCGTTCCAAGAGACGACAAATACGTCGTGGGGTCGCCAAGTATGAAGGACACAAACCCGTATTGCCAAAGCCTCACGGGCGCGCGGAAAGGCTGGGGGGCCTCCAGCCAGCGGCAGAAGTGTGCGGCGCTGGCGCTCGAGGGCCTCCAGCTCTGTGCAGCCCACGCCAAGATGCTGGGCTACCTTCGGTGTGCGGCGTGTGGCGTGTGGCGTCCACCGATCCACTCGAGTGTGAGGGGCATCGGCCGAACCGGCAGCTCGATCGTGACGCGCAACGGCCCGTGTGAGTGTCCGCCCCTCGACGCGCGAGCTCACGCCGGCGACGGCGACAGCGCCAACCGCGAGGCTATGGCCATCTACCACGAGATCAACGACCGCAACAAAGGAGGGGACACATGAAAGCCTACGCCGACCTGGCCGACCTCCCGGAGGACGATCGCATCGCCATCATTGGCGAGACGGCGCAAGGCGGGCCCATTGTCGGGTTCGTGGTGGAGGACCAGGCCAAAGCCGACCGCTACATCGCGCAGCTCACCGCCCGGTATCAGGTGAAAGAGCTCGACCGTAAGCCGCTCCTCACCGGCATCCTGGTGCGAATCATCGGGACCGTCAAGACTCACTAGACCCACATGGCACCAAGCACTAAGGGCCCGCTCCAAGCCCGCCAGCACGGCCTCTCCGCCCGGCAATATGCGTTCTGCCTCGAGTGGGTAGCCAACGGGTTCAACGCCACACAGGCCTACCTCAAGAGCCACAAGGGCGTGCTCTACCTCACGGCCGTGTCGAACGGGAGCCGGATGCTGAGAAACGCCAAGGTGGCGGCCTTCCTCGAGGAAAAGGTCGGTGGCGTGTGGAAGCCGCTCGAGATGAGCGGCGAGGAGGCCCTGGCGCGCGTAGCGCAGGATGCCCGGGCGGACCACCGATTCCTCTACGACGCCAAGGGCAAGATTCTCCACCCGTCGAAGTGGCCGGACGAGATCGCCAACAGCCTCGAGAGCTACAAGGTCCTGGAGGACGGCCGCTACGAAATCAAGTTCGTGAGCAAAGGCCAGGCGCGGCGCGTCATCCTCGAGACGACGGGCAAACTCCAGGGCGAGGGGTCAGGCCTGCACGCCCTTGCAGCCGCGTTAAGGGAGGACCTGGACCGTGCCGATAAGGCCCGTAAGGAGAATCCCAATGCCCCACGTGACCCCGCGCCAGCTCGAGCAACACCACCGTGACCATGAGCTGAGCCTCGAGCTCAGCTACCGCTGTGACAGAATGGCCCCGCCCCGGCGTGTCCACCCGAACGCCATCAGTCAATCGCTCATCGAATTGGAGGAGTTACAGAATGGCAGACGAACCGATCCGGCGCCGGCGGAAGAACCCAGCGGACGCGACCCGCGCAGAGCTGGCCAAGACCAACGCGCGGGTTCACACGCTCGAGCAGCAGCTCGAGAACATGAAGCACGCGGTCAACACCAAGCTGGCGGACGACTTCAACCGCATCGAGGAGACGGTCCAGGCGATGGTCAGTGCGATCCTGGCGACCCACGGGACCACCGTCCAAGAGGCCGCGCCGGCGCTGGCGGAGACGCTGAGCCAGGAGCAGGCGCCGGCGGCCACCGCGCAGTCGTAGCCCGTGGACCAGGACGCCCTCAAGCTCCTCCAACTCAACACGGCCAGGTGGCGGGCGAACCCGGTCCTGTTCGTGTTCGAAATGTTCGGCGTCATCCTGGACGCCTGGCAGGAGGACGCGCTAATGCGTCTGGCCCAGCCCACAACCCGCCGTCTCGCCATGAAGGCCTGCAAGGGCCCGGGCAAGACGGCGGTCCTCGCGTGGGCCATCCTCTGGTTCCTGACGTGCCACGCGAATAGTCACGTCGGCGCGACCTCGATCACCGAGGGCAACATCGACACCAACCTCTGGCCGGAGCTCTACAAGTGGCTCAGCCGCTCCGCCTACCTCCGGCGCCTGTTCAAGTGGTCCCGCTCGAGGGTCCAGGCCATCGGCAACCCCGACTGGTTCTGTGAGAAACGGACCTGGCCCAAGAGCGGCAACCCGGACGAGCAGGCCAACGCCCTCGCCGGCCTCCACGCGGACTACGTCGCGTTTTTCCTGGACGAAGTAGGCGGCATTCCCCTGGGCGTGATGGTCACCGCGGAGGCGGTCCTGGCGGGCCACCACGGCCGCGCGCTGATTGTCATCGCCGGCAACCCGACGCACACCACCGGCCCGCTCTACCGGGCGTGCACGACGGACAAAGAGCTCTGGGAAATCGTCACCATCACCGGCGACCCGGACGATCCCATGCGGTCCCCGCGCATCAGCATGGACTGGGCGCGTGAGGAAATCGGCAAGTATGGCCGTGACAACCCGTGGGTTATGGTCAACGTCCTGGGGCAGTTCCCGCCCTCGAGCATCAACGCCCTCCTGGGTGTCCAGGATGTGGACGCGGCGATGCTCCGGCAGCTGGCCGAGGACGCCTACAGTTGGAGCCAGAAGCGCATCGGCGTAGACGTGGCCAGGTTCGGAGACGACCGAACCATCCTCTCGCCCCGGCAGGGCCTCATGGCGTTTCCGTTCACGGAGATGAGGAACGCGGACACCGCCCAGATCGCCGGCCGTGTCGCGCGAGGCGCCGTGCGCTGGGGGGCGGAGATGATCCTCATTGACGACACGGGCCACTGGGGCCACGGCGTCCTAGACCAGCTCACGACCGCGGGGTTCCCGGCCGTGCCGGTCAACTACGCCGGCAGTGCCATCGACCCGCGTTACCGCAACATCCGGGCAGAGAACTGGGTCCTAATGGCCAACTGGGTCAAGAAGGGCGGCAAGCTCCCGAACGACCCGGGCCTGGTGGCGGAGCTCACCGAGATCACCTACACGTTCGTGAACGGCCGATTCGTGCTCGAGGAGAAGGACCAGGTCAAGCAACGCCTGGGACGCTCCCCGGACAAGGCGGACGCGCTGAGCACCACGTTTGCCATGCCGGACATGCCTGGCGGCCTGGCGACGATGCTCCCGGGCTACCGCGGGCAGGGCGGCGTGGCCGTGGAGACGGACCCTTACGGCCTGACCGACACCGTCAACCGCTCGAGGACGCACCTGGCGGGCCACGTGGAGGCCGAGGACGACCCGTTCCGATGAGCGAGCCAGGCGACGGCCCGCTCTACCCGGAGACGATCCGCGACGTGCTCCCGCAGCTGATCGGGCGGACCATCGTGGACCTGAGCCAGCACGATCGGGACGAGCGCGAGGAGGAGGGTTCGTTCTACCTCGAGCTCCACCTGGACAACGGCGGCATCGTGCGCGTGCACTGGACTGGCGACGTGGACGTGGTCGCCCCGGACGGCGCCTGGCAACGCTACTGCCCTCACCTGGAATGTCCCTATGACGAAGAAACCGACGACGACCCGGTCTAGGGTCCGGCTGGCCACGCTCGAGGACTTTCCCGTGCTCCTCGCGCTGGCGCTCGAGTTCATTGCCGAGGATGCCCGCATGCGCGACACGGTCCCGGGCGAAGCGGACGAGCCAGGCATCTGGGCGTTCGGTCAGCGCATGCTCGAGACGGGCGGCCTGTTCGTGCTCGAGGCGGCGGACGGGGATGTGGTCGGGTTCATGGCCCTGAGCGCCTGGCCGAACGCCTGGACGGGCGAGCTGGTGGCCAACGAGGAAGCCCTCTGGATTACGCCCGGCGCCCGTGGTGACCTCCGCGCGCTATACAACCTGGTGGGGGCGGCGGAACTATGGGCTCGACAGATAGGGGCCGGATGCCTCAGAATGACCGCGCCCGAGCTGGGCAGTTTTGGGAAGTTCCTAGCGCGTGCTGGGTTCGTCCCTCTCGAGCGTGTCCTCCTGAAGCGAGTAGCCAATGGCCTCAGTGTCGAAAGCCCAAACGGCGCCAGGGATCAAACCCGTGGGCAAAGCGCCCATGAGTCCAGCCCAACGGAAGATCATTGAGGCTGGGGCAGCGAAGGGCGGCGCGACTGGCGCCCTCTACAAGACGATGCTCGAGCAAGACGACGCCCTCCTCGCCAGCGCCGACACGGCCGAACGCACCGACCTCCTGACGTCCGCCCCGGACCCCCTGAAGAATCAGAGCACGGCCCTGCAACGTGCAGCGCAAGCCCGGGATAAGGCGAAGCTCCGGGCCTCTGGCGCCGGCGTGAACAAGCCGACGAAGCCCGGCGCGGGCGCCACGCCTGGCCAGTCCGGCGTCCTGGGCGGGACGCGCAACTACTCGATCCTGGGCAAATAGATGCTCTCAGCCCTCGCCACGCGCATCTACGCCACTCCGCGGACCAAGCGCGACTATTACGAGAAGGTCAGCGCGGACCTGTTCCAGACCCGCAAAGGGTCCGGTTACGATGCCCATTGGCAGGACATCGCGGACTTCCTCTACCCCTCGCGGGTCCGGTTCCAGACCGCGGACACCAACCGCGGCGAGAAGAAGAACCAGAACATTCTCGACTCGACGGGCAAGTTTGCGATGGGCACGCTCCGCTCCGGCCTGCACGCGGGCCTGACGTCGCCGGCGCGGCCCTGGTTCAAGCTGGGCACCCCGGACCCCGACCTCGCAGAGCACGGGCCCGTCAAGGAGTGGCTCCACATCGTCACCGAACGGATGAGGACCGTGTTCGCCAGCACGAACCTGTATCAGTCGCTCCCGGTGATGTATGGCGACTTCGGCGGGTTCGGGACGGCCGCGTGCGGCATGTTCGAAGATTCGGAGGACCTGTTCCGCACGTTCGCGTATCCCCTGGGCAGCTACGCCCTTGGCATCAACGCCCGCGGCCTGGTCGATAGCTTCACGCGCATCTACCGCTACAGCGTCAAGCAAGTGGTGGAGGCGTTCGCCATCGGCCCGGACGGCCGGACCATCGACTGGTCGGTTGTCTCGAGCGTCGTGAAACAGGCGTGGGACGAGGGCAACTACCAGGCGCCCATCGACATCGTCCACGTCATCCAGCCCAACATCGACTATCGGCCAGGCAACCCTCGCGCGAAGTTCAAGAAGTTCTCGAGCTGTCACTTTGAGCAGGGCGACCGTTCCGCCGGCGGCATCGATCGGGAGAAGTTCCTCCGGGAGAGCGGGTTCGATGAGTTCCCCATCCTGGCACCCCGCTGGGAAGCGACCGGCGAGGACATCTACGGGATCGACTCGTGCGGCATGACGGCCCTGGGCGACGTCCGGCAGCTCCAGACGATGGCCAGGCGCAAGGGCCAGCTCCTCCAGCGCGCAGTCGCGCCGGCGCTGAAAGGGCCCTCGAGCTTGCGGACGCAAAAGGTCAGCCTCAACTCCGGGGACATCACCTACGTGGACGGGCGCGAGGGCCAGAGCGGCCTCAGCCCCATCCATGAGGTCCGCCTCGAGGGGTATCAACACCTGGTTGCGGACATGCAGGACGTCCGCGGCCTGATTCGCCGGGCGTTCTTCGAGGACCTGTTCCTCATGCTGGCCAGCTCTGACCCGTCTCGAGGGGCCCAGCCGATCACGGCCCGCGAGGTGGAGGAGCGCCACGAGGAGAAGCTCATCGCCCTGGGGCCCGTGCTCGAGCGCACGAACGACGAGCTCCTCGAGCCGCTCATTGACCGCACGTTTTACATGATGCTCCGCCGGCGCCTCTTGCCTCCGCCCCCGCCGGAGCTCCAGGGCGTCCCGCTCAAAACGGAGTTCATCAGCATCCTGGCGCAGGCCCAGAAAACCATCGGTGTGAGCGCCCTCGATCGGTTCGTGATTTCCATCACCCCGCTCATCACCGCGGACCAGTCGCTCCGCCACCGTATCAACGGCGAGCAGATCATCGAGGACTACCAGGAATACCTGGGCGTGGACCCGCGCGTGCTGAGGACCCCCGAGGAAGCGGCGGCCCTCCGTGACGCCGAAGCGCAACAGGCCCAACAGATGGCCGAGGCGGCCCAGATGAAAGACATGGCCAGCGCGGCGTCGATGGCCGGCAAGGAGCCGATCGCCACCGATAGCGCCCTCGATCGCGTGCTGCAAGGAGTGACTGGGTGAGCAACCGACACCGGCAGCATCAGCAGGCGGCGGCGACCCGGAACGCGGCGGACCCCAAGCAAGTGGCCCGCGCCGGCCGGCTCGAGGCCCTCATCCAGGAGCAGGACGAACGGGACCTCGAGGAGCTCCTGGCCCTGCCGTCGTTCCGTCGATTCAGCTGGCGCCTGGTCAGCGTGACGCGCCTCGAGGGGGACATCTGGGATCCCTCGAGCAAGATTCACGCAAACGCCGGCATGCAGTCCGTAGGGATTTGGTTCCGGGACCAGCTCGACCTGATCGGGCCGGACCACTACGGCAGACTCCGGGCGGAAGCGATCCGCCGGAACAAGCGGAGCCTCGATCAACTCGAGGACGCCCGCGAAACCACAGAGCCCGCAAGGGCGATCACCGCCGGCCAGGTCATTGACGACGCGGCCGACCGTGACGAGGAGAGGTAAGCATCATGACGACAGCAGCAGCAGCCGCCGGCGCGCAGGTTACCCCCGAAGCGCCCGCAGCCGCCGCCACCGCGGCGACGACAACCCCAGCGACGACTCCGACCACTCCGGCAACCGGGACTCCCGCGGCCACCGTGCCAGCGACGACTCCCGCGGCGGCGACCCCGACCGTGCCGGAACGCTACGAGCTCGCAGTGGACACCGCCGACGCGGCTTACGCCGACAGCCAGGACCTCGAGCGCATCGCGGCCACGGCCAAGGCAAACGGGTGGACCCAAGAGACGGCGACCGCGTTCCTCGCGGACACGGTTGTTCAACGACGGGCCACCAACGACGCCCTTTACATCGAGGCACAGGCGCACCCCGAAATCGGCGGCGCCAACCTCGCAGGCGCGGGCGAACGGGCCAAGCTGGTGATGGACAAGCACTTGCCAGCGACGGAACCGGACGGCGCGCGGCTCAGGAAAGACCTGGCCAAACTGGGATTGACCAATTACTCACCCCTGGTGGTTCTACTCT